CCATACAAAAATATGAATAATAAATACCTCATTATTTTGGTATCATTTTAAGGTCAGTTAGCACCTGAAGTTTAGTAGTAGAAACTGCACTCAATGAATCCGATTTCCTTAATGCGTTTTGTACTAAATCTAATCTATTCTCTACCTTTTCTATTCTTACATTTTGTGCCTTTGCTTGGTCTTGAAAGGTTGACCTTACATCAACATACAAAGCCGATATTCCACATAGTACAATGAATAAAGTAGCCACAATGGGTTGCTTAACGAACTCTTTATATGATACAGGTAGTTTCATTAGAATTTAGTGTAAAATCCGATTGAATATTGATTAGTAGTTGCCGATATTGTAAATAAGCCCTTTTTAGAGGTTTTAAAAGCTAAACCAACTCCTACGCCCACTTTATTGTCAAATGTCCTTAAATCGGCTAAAACACCCCAATAAAGCTCATTTTTGGATGGTGTTGTCTTGATGGTTTCCACTTTTATCGTTTTTTGACTTATGTCTGCGTAAAACCCCCTATTTAGTATCTTGTTTTTGGAGATTGTATCGTTTATAATAAATGTACTTGAATCTACCTTTATAGTGTCCGAGTAGGCTCGTACGTACGCATAATCTTGAACTATACGTACAGTATCGTGTACAATGGTAGTATCAATACCCAAAACGACAAAAGGGATAGAATCCCCTTTAATATATTTCTTTGTTATTTCGTGCTTATAAATAGTATCTATGTGAGTTACTATTGTAGGTTCGTTTCCGTTGTACCTTCCGTTAAAAATGAAGATAAGAACTACTGCAATCACTAAAGTAATTACAATGTCTCTCATTACTTAAACTTTTTAGCTGCTTTCCAATAATATCTAATGGCAAAAAGTCCAGATGCAATAGCAACCAAACTACCAAAGAATGTTACAAGAGGTTGAATACTTGCGATGCTTATTGCAGCACTTGTGATACTTAGTACCATTCCAAAGTCGGCTTGATTGCTATGTGGAGTCATTATACTTCTTTTGCTTCCTCTACTGGAGGATTTTGTTCTTGTGCAATTTTGCCTAAGAATTGTAAAATAGGGTTAGCAAATTTAGCTGGGATTTCCAATAAATAAGCCTCTAATTCCTTGATGTTTGTTTCTGATAAATTTATCATAGTATTGATTTTTTACAAATATAAGATTATTCCGTTATAATTTGTTCGCTTACTATTGGAGTCTCAACTATTGGCTCAACCACAGGAGGCACATAATCGCCTGTAATTGTAACATCTATTTGAGTTGCTACCCAATTATAAGCATAATCATTTGTAGACCAACCATCATAGTCTGTGCCTGTCATAGTTAAATTTCCTTGTTGTAATTGACTTTGACTATCAGTTAATAGTGAATAGTAAAAAGTAGCACAATTTGTTAAATTGTCATTTATGCAATAAGCATTTAAAATTGTTGCAGTTCCTAAATTTAGTGGGAATACCACTGCTTGTATTGTTTTCATTTTATTTGTTTTCTAGTTTGATTAATCTATTAGATAGTTCTCCGTTTTGCCAAATATTGACAGATTGTATTACTTTCATTATTTATTTTTTAATTCGTTTTAGTCGCTATTTTTTATTTGATACATTGTAAATGATAAACTTGAACCTAAATTATTTATAAAGGTAACTACATTAGTATTTGCTGATTTATATAAACAAGCTCTTCCTGCTGTATTTGTAGCAGCATAACGATTATTTGGGTCTGCAATTAAAATAATTGTTGCTGATTTATACCCGCAGAAAAATAATGCCCCATCTCCTGTATTATTTTCAGATACAAATACGAGTCCACCATTTGCACATTCTAATGTTTTAGTACCACCATTTGCAATAGTCATAGAACCTGCGTGTGCTAATTGACAACTTTCATTATTTTGATAATGTCTAATATTACCGCTACTAACTTGCAATAAATTGCTATTCCCATAATCTGATGTAGTTCCTATTAATACATTACCTCCACTTGTAATACGCATTCTTTCAAGAAGCGAAGGGCCTTTTGTTTTAAATGTCATATAGGCATACCCATTACTAGCACCATCCCAAACAGTAGCTATTTCACCTTGAGTATTATATCCAGAAGTCCCCCAAAATTGAATAGCATTACCTACCCCTGCTGCTGCTGCTGATGGATTTGCTAATCCTAAAACTACTCCTGATGTAGCAGTTACTTGCAATTTAGCATAAGTATTTGCTGTTGTATCATTTATTGCTACATCACCTGCTGGAGTTATTAAAAATTTAGTAGCATAACTAGAACCTGATTGAGTAGTTGATTGTCCAATATAAAAATCTCCATACGCTGAATTATCATTTGCTATTTTCCAACTTCTTGAACCTGCATCAGCACTTGTATAATTTATTTTATAGCCACTTGTACCACTTACATCACTTGGAATCATTAAACCACCACCATTTAAAATTGTTAATCTTTTAATAGGACTTGAACCTGTGTAGAAATCAATATCGGTATTAGTACCTAAGATAATTGCATTGTCTTGTGTATAGGTAGTACCATTGCCGACAAACAACTTAAATCTATCTGCTGCACCTGCCCTTCTTAAAGTGATTCCTTGATTTGATGAATCCGTAATAAAGAATCTACCACTACCACTTGTTGTATCTCCAATGAAAATATCATTAGTTACATAAGCCGTAGTTCCTACATTCAAAGTAGTTGTAAATCTACCTGTACCACTAACATCTAGCTTGTAGCCTGAATTGGTAGTAGTTCCTATTAATACAGCAGAACCAAAGTAGTTTTTTTCAGTAGTAGATTCTTGGTAAATAGACCACTTATTAGAGTAAGTTGATGTCCCACTCCAAGAACCCAAATATAGCATATATGCATTACTAATAGTACCACTATCACAGGTTGCATATTGTAATCTTCCATATAAATTAGTTATATTACCAGTATATGTTGGAGCAATAACTTCTAAATATTGACTTGAGCCAGTTGTTAAATTTGTTCCATTTACTACAATTAATCTATCGTTTTCTGTTGCAGAAGTTCCAATTCTTAAACCACCTGTACTAATTTGAATTTTTTGACTAAAAGTAGATTCTCCTGCTGCTGCTATTGTTAAACCTGTTGTGCTACCACCTGTGCCATATATTTTAACTGCACCACTTGTTACTGTACCACCTCCTGAAATATTACTTATTTCAATATTGTCAGTAGCTACATTATATCTAAAATTACCTACATTAAATCCACCTGTTCTTAATCTTAAAGTTGAACTTGTTTGGGTACCAGCACTATTGCCATCTATATAAACTATTGCACTTGCACCAACAATATGTAAAATTTGTTCAGGTGTTGCAGTTCCTATGCCTAATCTATTATTTACATCATCCCAAAAGAAATTAGCATTGTCTTGAGCAATAGTTGAACCATTGCTAAACAATACTGAACCACTTGTTAAAGATGGTAATGTTGTTTTATTATTAAAAGTATTCCAATCAGTTGATGATAGATAACCATTTGTGCTTGTTGTAGCTTGTGTTATACCTATTGTTCCTGAAGTTGTAATAGTACCTCCTGTTAATGGAGCAGATGTAGCTACTGAAGTAACCGAACCTGTGCCATAAGTTGTAGAATCTACTGAACCATCAGCCTTTAAGAATTGTGAACTTGTACCACCTGATTTAACAAAAGATGTAGCCGTTGCACTAGCACTAAAAGTTGCATTACCAGTTGTGTTTGCTATTGTTAAACCAAGACTACTACCATTGATTAATTGTATGTCTCCTGCATTAGCATACACTTGTGTCATATTGGTAGATTGCACATATTGAAATCCACTTGTTGTGCTACCATTTAATATTAATCTAACCGCAGTAGAACCTGTTGCATTGTCGTTATCAATACCTAACCAAGCATTTGCATTTTCACCAACATTTGCTTTTACATACATTACATATTGAGCCACAGGTTGTGAACCAACCCCTAATCTCATAGTTGAATTATTCCAATATAACCTGTTGTTATTTTGAGCAATAGTAGAACCATCACTAAATAATATAGAACCTTGAGTTAAAGAAGGTAAAGTAAACTTGTTGTTAAAAGTTGTCCAATCAGTAGAAGTTAAATAACCACTAACCGAAGTTGTTGCAGCAGGTATTGATATATTAGGAGTAGTTCCACCACTTGATAAAACAGGACTCGTAGCACTTACACTTGTAACCGCACTACCTACTGCTAAATAATCTGTTCCTGCAATAGCAGCAATGATTTGTCCTGAAGCATTAGCCTTTAACATACTAGATGTTACTGTCTGATAGATAGAACCACCATAGGCTTCTATTGAACCTACAACAGTTAATTGTTGTGTCATAGGTATTGAACCTATATTCCCTAATGCTACTTTATTTGTACCATCAATAGTAACAACACCATTGCCACCATTATTTATTAAAATACTTTTACTTGATTCATCATTACCTATTACTAAAGCAGTAGAAGTTACTCTTATGTAAGAACCATCTGTTGAAGTATATCCTGTTGATGAATTATGTAGTCTTAATTCTACATTTGTATTTAAAGAAGTAAAGTCATACACAGATGCACTTGCTAAACCCTGAGGATTTAAAGTATTAAAACCTATGTTATTAGTTGCACTTTCAGGAATTGATATAAAACCACCTATGTTATTAAAGAAAGTTAAATTACTAGCCGTACCTGTGCCTAATCTATTATACCCATAAACCATACCATAAGAAGCATCATAAAAGATATTTGCTTGATATTGGTTTGCACTATCAGATGTTCTTACTTGAATGCCTGTTGTACTAGCGTTTAATATCCCTAAACTTGCATTAGGAGTATTAGTACCTATTCCTAATCTATCAGTAGAATAATCATAATATAAATTAGCATCACTACTTATGCTACTTGCACTAGTCCAAAATGCTACTCTACCATCAGAGCCTGTTCCTGTAACTGGATTAGTTAAAAGATTTTGTTTATTATTGAATGTTGTCCAATCCGTTGAACTTAACTTACCAGTATTTGAAGCCGAAGCCACAGGCAAGTTAAAAGTATGCGTAGCCGTTGCACTTGATATTGCAAAGTCCGTACCACTTGTTCCTGTGCCAAAGAATTGATTTTGTCTTGTAAGGTTATTTAAAGAAATCAACCCTTTAGAAAAGGTAGTAACTACTTGGCATAAATGATTGTTTTCAGTATGTAAAGTAACTGTTTTTGTATCTACATTTACATAAATTCTAATTGCTATTCTATCCGTTACAGTTAAAACAGCAGTAGAAACGGCTATCGCAAAGTAATATGGACTTAATGTAGTTCCATTACTTAAATATTGTGGTATAGATACATTGCTACCTAATAAGGTAAAAGTTGTTCCGTCATACTTATAGACTTCTGCATAAACATAAGGATTGTGAGCATTAGAGTTTACACTAAAATAAAACTCACAATTAAAGTTTCCAGCAGGTACTTCTAATAAAGCAGGGTCATTAGCATCCGTAATATAACTAGCTATGTAACCATTAGCCGAAGTAGTAACATCAGTTCCAGCACCACTAATAGGTACTTTACTTAATTGTTTATAAGCAACCCCTCCTATTGTACCTTGACTTACACTTGTATTAAGATAATAAGAAACCGAACTACCTCCACCTGTTGATGTAGGGAAATCAGCTAAAGTACCATCTCCTCTAACATATTGAGAAGCATCACCATCTAAGGCAGTTATTACACCACTATTAGCTACTACTGGCCCTTGTATAGCCCTAATTTTTGCTTCTCCTGATATTTGTAATTGATTGCTCATCTATATTTAGTTAATTTATTATGCGAAAATAGCCCTTATAAACTCATCTGATTCAAGTGCCCTTGCAGAAGCAAAGGTAATAATTCCTGTGGCAGTATTAAATGTTACATTCTCACCTGTAGGTACACCACTTGTATTAATTATTCTAACCTCTACACCACCTCTTGTAACTGACATACAAGTAGATCCGATTGCACCTACAAATGTTACTGTTGTTTCACCACCTGCTGCTGTATAAGAATAACTATTCACGCTTGAAGTTGATATTGTTGAGCCTCCGTTAATTACTTGAGTTCCTGATATTGCAAAAGCACCAGTACCTTGCAATGATAATGAGTAAGTTGATGCCCCTTCTACAGGTGCACTTAAACTAATTGATGTAATATTAGCCGTTCCACTTACTACAGAATAACCATAGGTATCACTACCATCTGCATTGTCATTGTCTATAGAAAATCTAACATCTATAGAAGCTCTATCTAATTGTTTCTGCATTAAAGCAAGATAAGAGTAACCACTTAAGGCTACAAACCCATCACAACTAACAGTCC